TGCTGCCCGGGCTGCTGCCGAGTCTTCTGCCGAGTTTGCTGCCGAGTCTGCTGCCTGGTCTGCTGCCCGGGCTGCTGTCTGGTCTGTTGCCGTCAAGATGCTTTTGAAAATGGTTAGAGAGTACTATGCCAAATAGCTCAATCGGAGCTACGCCTCGAAAGGAGTATCACGATGGAAATTATGAAATTAGTCCTGCAATTCTGCATGCTATACAACGGATACACGGCACAAACCCCCCTAAGCACGATCGGCTTAGAAAAAGCTACTGATGTTAGAAACTGTATGTCGGCTGCAATTGACTGTCACATGAAGAAACGTGCCGACTTCATTTATTGTGTCGGAGAATCGCTGCGCGAAGCTAATAATGCCGCACAGCTGCAAAAAAGGGATTAAAAGGAACTGTTTATGCGGACAACTCTAGAAAAAATAAGTAGGCTTAGAAAACTTAGGGATGAATTTCTGCAAGTGACTATTGACCTATGGAAAGATGGATTTAAAATGGGATTAGGTAGCTCTACAGATGAGCAAGAAATAAAAGATGATGTCTTCAATTTCTTCGAGGAACGTGAAACGTTCTATAAGGATAAATTAAAATGAGATGGATTTTTTTATATTGGAAATTGCGATTAAGTTGGAGCCTAAAGATATGTATATGTGAAAACGCCTTCTTACACTGGCATGGAATGGCAGGAGTTTTTAAGCCTTTTCGGGAAATTTTAATTAGTTCTCTTTTAAGTTATAAAAACAAATGCTTAGTTTTGCTTCATGAGCTAGGGCATTATATAGACAATGAAATTGAGATAATTGACCCGCTAGGCTACGAATCTCTTCCATTTTATGCTGAATATATTGAGGAAAAAGCAGACTTATATGGATTATTGCTAGCCATAAAATACGGAATTGAAAAAGAATTTAGGGATAACGTGCCTCTTAAACAAGATATACTAAGGGAGTTCTATGAGAAACATATTATATCTTGACCGTGATATAGATGATCGCTTAGCTCGAGTATTTATTAGGCGACTTTATGAATTGCCTAAATCGAAGCCCATCTATGTAGTCATAAACTCACAAGGAGGCGAGGTTGCTGCAGGAATGGCTATCTATGATGCGATAAAAACTCAGAAGGGACGGACTACTGGAGTTGTATACGGCGAAGCTCAGTCTATGGCTTCTTTGATTCTTCAGGCATTTGACAGACGAATTGTGATGCCGAATGCTAAGATAATGTTACACGGAAGTATTGGAGCCGTTGACGATAACGGAATAGTAAAGCAAATATCGCAACTTAGGTATGCAGCTAAAGAAGAGGGCCGCCTTGATATGATATACTTAGAGCAAATTAGAAAAAAGATCCCTAGCTTTACGTTTAAACAACTAAGAGCTAAACTGAATAAAGATTGGTATTTAACTGCAGAAGAAACAGTTAAACTTGGCTTGGCAGATGAGATTGGGGAGTGAAAGATATGCTAACCCTTAAGGATATTTGATGAATCAGAAACTACTTTAACGAGAATGTTAGAAGGTAAAAAATGAAAGTAGACATGACAGGTAAGACTGTTAGACTCGTGGCCTTTCTCAAGACAGGGGAGCCAATATATTTTGAATTAGGCGTAACCTTTGAGTTGGTTAGACAGGGACTACTTAAGATTTCCCCGATTGATCAGTTTCAGTTTTCGAAGATGATTTGGGAGCAGTTTTCGAGCTTTGAGCAGGATACAGTTTAGAGTGCAATTCGCCAATTCGTTTATCTAATTTCTCCTTTGACCAGTTTTGGAACTGCTCCTGGTCAGTCAAGCCCGCTCCTTCAGCCTCTAAATATTTCATTAGGAAGTTTCTCTCAGAAGCCGTAATCTCTTGACTGGATTGCTGTTTATTTTGAATCCTACGGAGTTCGGAAGAGGAAGCGGCTAGCGCCGATAGATTGGGGTTCTGCTCTAAATAAAGCTCCCGCTCAGCCCTAAGATTGTGCTGCTCGATGATATCGACAACACGTTGCAACTCCATGCGCATTTGAGCCGTGATTGCCGTTGGAGTCAAACCCTCTACTACATAAAACTTTCGAACCTTTTTTAAAGTTGCCTGATTAATAGTTGAAGGAGGCTTTTTTGTCATGGTGTTATTATACCCCAGCGCGGCACATGACCGCAAGCTATATAAGAGAAAGCCTCAGATACTTAGCTAACGTATGCTAAAGTAGCATAGGATTTATTTTTTGTCAAGGGCTTGCTTTTAATTTTTCTTCCTGTTACTATCTAGAAATGCAAATTTTGATGAAGTTATTGGATCGAATTGATGAGATTGAAAAGCAGGCTCAGAGAGCTGTTGAGCAAGAGTCTCGTCAAATGAATCGCGATAGCGTTATGTTACTGCGTGGTGGAAGTAGCGGGGCATTGACTAAAGATGGCAGGTCTTACTCTACCTCATGTGCTCGTAAAGCTCAGGCTAGGCTATTGGGTTTAGGTACTCCCCCCTCTAAGGATGACATTGAAGCATTTGCGGCGGGGTTTGGTCATGAATTAAGAATTGATAAAATGCTTACTCAGGCAGGGGTTGAGTTTGAGCGCGAACCGGATTATCAAATTCTTATGGCCAATGGTGATGAGTGGTCAGGCCGCCCTGATTTTGATTCTAAAGAGTTGGGGGGCATGGAAGCTAAGTCATTGATTTCCCCTTTCAGTGTTTATAAAGCGTGGGAAGGCAACTGGCCTCAAATGAAGCATTGCGTTCAATCTGCCTCGTACATGACCATGCTCAATCGTGATACCTGGCTAATTTGTGTAGGCAATTACTTTCATGTTGATTTGTATATTGGCAATTCTAAAAAGAAATACCCCCCTCAGCGTCGCTGGTTTGCAGTTGGTAAAGATGAGGATAATTTCTTTATCATGAATTCAGACCGAGATGTTAAGTTGCTGCCTTTTAATCAGCAAGATGTATTGCGATATTACGAGAAACTTCAGTTAGATAACAAATCTAAAAAACTTGGGGTACGTCCTCATGAAGAAGAGTTGAAAGCTAAAACCTATAGCCGCTGTGATGCAAGGTATTGCCTTATGAGCGGCTCTTGCGATGCTTACGATAAGGGCGAGTTGTCCTTTGATAAGTGGATGCAAGAATATGATAACAAAGGAGAAAAATAACATGGCACCTAGTGCAGCAAAGTCAGGAAAACAGGCCGTTCAGAACGAAACGGCAGAACCAAAAACAAGAAAACCTCTTGAGCCTATCGCTGAAGGTTGGTATTCTGCAGTCATTAATTCTGCAGCTGGTACTTTCTTTAAGACTGGGTCATTTGGTATTAAATTCAATTATATGATCATAGATGACGAGAAATTCAATAAGCGTCATATGTATGAGAATATCATTTTGAGAACGGCTCAAGGAAAGAAAAATGAAGCAGCTCATTCTATTTTCTTGAAGCGTCTTGATGCAGCTGGCCTTACTAGCGAGGAAGTTGAAAATTTCAATGTCCCTGCTGATGCCACGACTGATGGCGACCTTGGTAAACTTAAGGGTGCTCCCGTCAGAATTAAAGTCGCTCAGGATAAAAAAAGCCCAACTTATCGCAATGTTGATGGACAAGAAGTCCCTAACATGAGAGTTCTATACGTAGCTCTCGGCGGCGATGAAGGCGGGCCAGAAGCGGCTTAGCTTGTAAAGAGCTTGTCATTGTACAGTGTTTATCCGAGCTGTACATCTATGACGCCTCATCGGGTGTAAAACGGAAGCTGGCTCTCCTAAAACCTTTAGGGGCTTTGATTTATGAAATGGAAAGTTGTCTCAGATTTAGCGGAACTAACTGAGATAACTGCCCATGTACGAACACCGATAGCGTGCGACATAGAAACCAAGGGCAAGTATCCTAGAACCCCCTCCACTAACCTCATAGGATTTTCCTTTTCTTCCAATGAGCTAGTAGGCTTTGACGCGATTTATGTTCCTCTAGTAGATTCCTCTATAGGGAAGTCAGCGATGGCTTCCCCCCTCTCTAAGTGGAAGTTGGTAGGCCACAATAGAGCCTTTGATAAAAACTGGATCGATTACACGTTTGGCATTAACTCCAATTGGGAGTTTGATACTCGTTTGGGCTGGCAGCTTAGCGACCGCGAAGACTTAATGCATGGGTTTTCATTAGGTAAACTACAAACCGACCTTCTGGGCTGGCCCGAGTCCAAGAAGACCATTCTCGACGCGCAGATTAAGGCACGAGGCGGCGAGCCAGGAAAAGACATATGGATGGCCGACCTGCCTTTAATAGCGGAATACGCGTGCTATGATGCACACTCCACCTACCTGGGCTATAAAAAACTACTGCCATTTTTCGAGAAGTACTCTTATTTACCCTATATTCAAAATAGAATGGCCTATGACGACATGCTTAGACGCTATGAGGAGCAGGGCATCCCTCTTTCCTCCAAGGCCCTCCTACAAGCCAAATCGCACTATGAACAAGCCTCCGCTACTACTAAGACCGAACTTAGAACACAGTACGCTCCAGATATAGAGGCTCTTGAGTCAGAATTGTCCTACAGTAAAAGTAAAAAAGGTTCCGCCATGCTAAAGACTGAAAAGGGTAGAGTAAATCGGAATTTGAATATATATAGGTATCATAGAGATTTTAATCCCGGCAGTACCCAGCAGAGAGCGGTGCTCCTATATGATAAATGGGGGCTTCCTATAACAGAGGTGACTGAAAAGGGCGCACCCTCAACGGCGGCTGATGTAATACGGCGCTACCAGCATCCTGGCGCTCAGCTATTCGCTCGAATTATTAAAGAATTAGATAACGCAAAATATTGTAAAATGTACCTCGAAAGTATTGATGAGCAAGGTAGCATACATCCCCCTCTTAATATTTGCGGCACTGTATCTGGCAGGCTGGCTTGCTTTAGTCCTAATACACTTAACCCTCCTTTTAAAGAAGAGCTAATAATGCAAGCTTTCACAGTTCCTGATGAGTATGAAGGAGGCATACATGCAGACTTAAAAGCAGTAGAGCCTTGCCTAACTGCCCACTACAGCGATGATGAAACTCTACTTAAAGTATTTAGAGATGGGCTAGGAGATATTTATCTGGACCTGGCTCTAGAAATATTCCCAGATCATATTGAATTACAACATGAATACAATCCTCAATCTAAAGACATTGATGAAGCCAAGAAAAAGTTTAAGTCTTTACGAGACATATGTAAGATCATTCACCTAGCCCTGCAATATACAGGCACTCAATATACTATCGCTAGACAACTTACGTTTAATGGTTATCCCACTACCCCTCAAGAAGCTTTAAGGCATGTGCGAGCATACTGGCGTAAGTTTAAAAAGGTAGAAGAATTTGGGCAGAAACTTAAGAAGCTTTATGATAAACAAGGTTATGTAGTTAATGCAGCAGGCAGAGTTATATTTATACCGGATAGATTTAAAAAAGACTTATTGAATAGATTCATTCAGAGCGGCGGGCATGACGTACTGGTAATGTGGGTCATGGAAATTTGTAGACTTTCTAAGGAGCGCGATGTTATACTGAGGCCGTGGTTACCGGATACACACGATGCTACTACATTTTTTTATCCGCCAGGAAGGTATGACGATGCGAAAGAAATCTACGAAGAAGCCCTCAAAACTGTTAACAAAACTCTCGAGCTTGAAGTCGAAGTTAAATGCGATATTAAAAAAGTTACGACGCTCGCGAATATCAAAAATGATTAGTAAGCATCTGGTCTTATCCATTCTTATAAGCTCTACTCTGGCTGTAGCGGGAGCTGTTCATCTAGTTAACTATACCCGCTTTGAAGAGATTTCTAATGTCCCGAATATCCTTTCTCTTAACTACAGTTGTACCGCGTGGGTTATTAAAAAGAATTTAATTGCTACTGCCAAGCATTGTGTTATGGGTATGCAGGAACGGAATGCGCTCTCTCTTGGGGTATTTACCGATGGGTACTCAACTAATTTTAAGATAATTAATCAAGGGGAAGAATTAGATCACCGCGACTGGGCCATTCTAGAGGGCGATACCCGCAACCTCATCCCATTCGATCTCGCAACAGAAGCCCCCGAATTTGATTCCAATTGCTGGCATGCGGGGTATGGAGGCGGCTCTGCCGTTCAGCATAAGATGCCTTGCTCCTTTGGACAAGAAGCTCTGGGTGGATTTTTCACATTGCACTCAGTTGCTATTCCAGGCGACTCCGGTAGTCCAGTAGTTGACGAGGAAACGGGACGCGTGATAGGATTAGTTGTCAGAACGGGATACCCTATACCTGTAACTTATGTGGTTCCTTACACTGAACTAAAAAGAGCACTTAGTGCCTCCGGCAAGGGCAAATAAGATGTTCGATAATTACTATGAATAATAAGGAGAATGAATATGTTTATGCTTTATGGAAGCCCTTTGTCTTCAGCTCTGCTAAACCTAGGTTTTATCGGATTAGCGAGCTTCCTGGGCACGGGTTTAGTTCTTTATATTACGTCACGAAAAGTCAAGCGGACCTCCTCTCGGTCGAAGGTACGAAGGGGTTTAAGGGTTGTGTCTGGTCAGAAAGACTCTGGCTGGACTTCGACGACCAGCTCTCGGGGCGGAAAGCGTTAGAAGAAATTAGGAAATGTGGCTATGATTATCTTTGTTATACTTCTGGTCGTCGCGGCCTTCATGTTGGGTTGCTCCGTAACACAGAGCCCTCGCATACATTGCCATGGCTCGACAAAGTATGGAAACGAAAACACTTCCCGGATGCGGACGATTCCATCTACGCACACTTGCACTTATTTAGACGACCAGGAGATAGGCACGAGGAAACGGGAAAGCGGAAAGAGTTGCTGTCTAGCGCATCAACAGGAATCGCGATCCCAAGTCTGGAGCCCGAAGAAATCGCCGAATCCGAGCAGCGATTAACTGCTGCACAGGATGCATTTATGGCTGGACCTAACATGGAAAATACCAGAAGCATTTTTGATGACCTATATATACGGCAGCTAACAACGCCTCGCTCGGAAGGCGACCGCCACCCAACACTGGTAAAGCTAGCCTACGCCCTGCATCGCAGGGGCTACGATGCAGGAGTAGCCTCTTTCTGGTTATCCGAGTCAAATAAACTTTACCCTACTCCAAAGCCTCAGTCTGAGATTGATAAAATAGTTAGGGACATTTATGGTTAGGATCTTTATAGACCCTGCGGGCCGCTCTACTGGCTGGGCAATATTTAATGATACTGAATATGTTGAGTCTGGTACTATAGCAGTTCAGCTAACTAAAGAAGAAGACAAACTTAAAGGGGATGATCGATTAGTATCCGCTTTGGGCCGAATCAGAATTATATCTATACGATATTATCAGTTATTGTCTAATCTTGGATATTTAGTTGAGGAGGCTTTTATTGAGCGGTTGATGACCGCGACGAGCATTCACTGTCACTGGGCTGTTGGCTCAATAAGTTCTGCTCTATATTCGGCGGGAGTTAAACGCGTTAGCCCTACTATCTCGGTAACCTCTTGGCAGAAAGAGGTTGACTGGAAGGGCAAACGTGGTAAGCTTAAGCCGTGGATTAAGATGGTTGATTCAGAGGATGAATTAGCCGCAATAGGGATGGGACTTTACTATGTCACAGCCAATCTTTAAGGAAGTAGTTGACGCTAATTACAAATTTATGTGGGAAGCTTTATCAGTATTTGTTCATACTCAAATACCCAATAGTAAAGTTTTAAAATTTATGAAAGAGATTGAGAATCGTTTTGGGGTTAAGTATATCATAGAGAAAAGTTCTGGAGTAGTTTGGAAGTGATTTATATAGTAGACATAGACAATACTTGTGCCGATGTTACGAAGCGATTCGCTAAGTTTGGGGCCATTCCTGATAGAAAAGATCGTAAGGCTTTTCAGCAGTGGTTAGATAAAGCTCATAACCCAGATGTATTACATATGGATGAGCCTATTGATGAAATTCGTCACCTACTTATTGGCATTGAAGACGTAGAGCCCCATGTTATTTATTACTTAACTGGACGATCTGAGAGTCAAAGAAAAGAAACAGAAGCTTGGCTGGAAGAGTACTGCTTCCCTAAAGCCCCAGTTATTATGCGTGAGGACAATGATTGGAGAGGACCTCATTTGTATAAATCTGAAAAAATTAAAGAACTTATGGAAGCTCATCCAAATGAAAAATTTGTAGCAATCGATGATGACTATGCCGGAGATTGTGAGCCTATGTACCGCAATCGTGGCATACTGTTCTTAAAGGTTATTAAATGAGATTAAACGAATTACAAGATAAATGCCATAAACTAGCAGTTGAGGCCGGTTGGTACGAAGAAGGTTTCAAGAAAACTGATACAGAGGCTCTCATGCTTGTTGTAACTGAGTTAGCTGAAGCGGTTGAGTGCCTTCGTAAAGGCGAAGAAGAGACTTGGGCAGACCCTGTTACAGGAAAATTGAAAGGCCTAAGCTCTGAAATAGCAGATGCCGTTATCCGTTTACTTGATTACTCGGCGTATAAAAAATTAGACTTGGAAACTATTATAGATAAAAAACTTGAATACAATAAAACACGAGGAATTCGCCATGGAAAGAAATTCTGAAAAAGACCCCCTAGGCTATGATGCCCACACCCCAGGGGCTAAGTTAGATGCAGGCAAACTACGCTTCAACTTGGTACTTAAAGATTTTGCTAGGGCCTTTCAAGAAGTCGTTAAAGTTGGCACCATGGGCTCGATTAAGTATAGCGATAGCGGCTGGCTCCAAGTCCCAAATGGCCAATCTCGTTACGCTGATGCTCAAGGACGCCATCAAAATAGCCGTCACCGAGGAGAAGAGTATGACCCGCAGTCAGGCCTTCTTCACCAAGCCCACGAAGCCTGGAATGTTTTAGCTCAGTTAGAATTAAAGTTACGAGAATTAGAAAAAGCCTCCACACAGGATATAGCAGATCCTGGAGAAGCACCGCAGGCTTTTCTAATACCAATTGGGGCTATTGATCCTAATGGAGTATCTGGGAGGAACAAATGAAGTTTGTAGTTAGAGGCCAGGATAGCTTATTTTCAGCTCTAGAGAATCTTAGGGTAGCGATTGAGGGTATCCCATCTATTGATGTTATTACTACAGACACGTCTTTATACATGGATACGGATACTTATTTTCGATCTTATGGAGAGGCCCAATTTCTTAGAGTTAGGCGTACAGAGGGGCAAAGAGAAACCTTAGTTACAGTAAAGACAAAGGATAAGGGCAACAATATTGACCGTCTCGAGCATGAGTTTATAACAGATGTGGAATACCCTAAGGGATTTTTTAGGTCTGTTCTTGGGGACCCTCTCGGAGAAATTAGTAAGACTTATATGTTGTATAAGCTTAACTATGAAGGCTTTAAATTGGAATGTGCCTTTTATAAAGTAGAGGGTGATTCTGATCGGAGGCTCTTCTTAGAGGTAGAGGGGCAGGATGACGGGGCAGTTGCAAGTTTTGTATCGCTACTTCGTTCCAGACTTGATATAGCTTCAGAAGTGAGAAGTATTTTCGAACTTTTTATTGCGCCGCCAGAATTTGACCGCGCAGCTTAATAGGAGAGACCGATGACTAAAAGAGCAATTGAACGCCCGATTGAGGACATGGTAGCAGAAGCGAATGCGACCGCCGAGGCCGCCGAGCCCAAGAAAGAGCCAGAGATTCTTCTAGCAGAAGAAGCCTCCAAACGAGCCGAGCAGGCTTTTAGAAGAACTATTACAAAACTAGTTCTTCAGGCTATTGATACTGGAGTTAATCAGATTGAAGTTAACGTTACTCATATTGACCGAGCCGTTGTAGCAAGGTTTGTGGTTGACATGCAGGCTTCTGGGTATGTTGCAGGCACTCGTTCTGAAAATATATCTAGTGGCGGAAGAAAATCGGAACGAATGGATTTTTTAAATATCCGATTTGAAAGTCAGGCTGAGTAACTCTAGGATAGAGTCTAAACATTTATACACTTTGGCTAATATAATGAACAGGCATATGAGTGGGCCTGAAAAAGAAGTCTCTATCCTTGTACTTCTCTTAATACAAGAGGAATGTACCAGAAGGGGGATTGAAGTCCCAGTAATCAGACGTCTCCCCTATTTAGTTAAGGGACCCGGGGAACAGCGATGAGAGTGCTTGTAATACCAGACTTACAGATTCCGTTTGAGCACCGGGATGCTCTAGAGTTTGTCAAAACCGTAGCAGCTAAAGTAAAGCCCCACGTAGTGGTTAATGTGGGGGACGAGATTGACCACCATGCGCTTGGGGATTGGGACCATGACCCGGATGGTATGTCGGCAGGCGATGAGTTGCTCGCTTCTCTCGCAAAGTTAAAACATTGGTATAAAGCTTTTCCAGACATGAAGCTTTGTGAGTCTAATCACACGTCCCGCATTTTTAGAAAGGCCTATAAACACGGCATTCCTAAGGCCTATCTCAGGGATTATAGAGAATTTTTAAAGGCCCCAAAGGGCTGGCAGTGGGCAGAGAATTGGGACATTGACGGGGTTCGCTATGAGCACGGCGATGCTATTACAGGCGGGGGAAAAATGGCCTCCTTCCAGCTGCCCCTTAAGAATATGAAGAGCACCGTATTTGGTCACTTCCACTCTTGGGCTGGCATTCAGTACTGGGCTAATGCAGAGTACCTGTTATATGGGTTCAATGTAGGGTGTCTTATTGACCGCCACGCATATGCTTTTAATTACGGTAAACTTCTAAAGGATAAGCCAATTCTAGGAGTTGGCGTAATCAATAATGGAGTTCCTACTTTTATCCCTATGAAATTAAATCGAAGGGGACGCTGGACGGGGAAACTGTAATGCGTAAGTATTGCAATTGTGGAGATGAAATAATTACTACTAGTGAGGGGGAACTCTTCTGCGAATCCTGTGACCAAAAATATTGCGTAGATTGTGGCGATAAGTTAGATGATGGGGATTTTTTATACTGCATTCATTGTTTAAGTGAGGATAACTGGGATGTTTAACTCCTGCGGAGGGCGCACATGAGAGATTATTATTGTACTATTTGTGGATCACAACCTTGTTATAATATTTGTCCTAATTCCCCAATAAGCCGTTCTATCAAAAGTTGCGTTACTCCTTGTAATGGAATTTCTGAATCTGAAAAGTTAAAAATTATGACTCAGATGGTAAGAGAAGTTAAGATTATCGCAGATCAGCAAACAGGAGATTTGGCTAGAGGTATTGATTTAGTAGAATGGGCCACTCGATGGAATAGGGAATTAAAAAATGTTTAAGTTTATAGATAGCCTCCGATTAACCCTAACGCAATGGCTGCTTTTATTTGCATCAATAGTGATTGGGGTATTAGTTTTAGCTAATAAAGACAAATCGCGTAAACTGTCAAAATTACAATTAGATATAATGAAAAGCAGAGCCGATAAGGAACTCGAGTCAATTGCTAAGCAGATGAAAACTAGTGAGGAAAAGGTAAAGGCCTTTAAGTTACAAGAGAAATATGCTGAGATGAGAAAACGATATTCAGAGACTCAGGAGGATTCCAAATGAGTAAATGGCTTATAGCAGTTTTGGTAGCTTCTCTTATGTCCAGTGTCGTAAGGGCGGATTGCGAGTGGGATTTGTCCGTATGTGTTAGTTATGCCGATGAGCTTGAGCTTCAAAATGCGGCACTTAGGGCTGCTAATAACATCTTAGTGGAACAACGGGATGGGGCTTACAAGCGTGTTTCTGAACTCGAGGTTGAGCCATTACTCCCGGGCTGGGCCCGCCTTATTGTTGGGGGGGCTGCTGGCTGCGTGATTGGCGGCCTTATGAAGAATACAGAGGCGGGGGCTGCGGCAGGGTTGACAGGCGGGTTAATTACTATTATATTGGAGTAACGATGGCAAAGATGAAAAGTAAAAAACAGGTAGGGTATCTTTTAAGTAAGGGCAGCCCATTGACAGGTCCTCAAAAAGATAAACTTAAGTCAGAACTTCACTCTGGCGAAGTGAAAGTTAAAAAGTTAAGCCCTAAAGTGGCGATTAAAAGGAAAGAACATGGTTATGAAAAATAATTATCAGTGGTACTATCTGGCAGGCCTACTTTTTATTGCACTAGGCCTGGCAATTAGTTGTGCAGATGATGACCGCGTCGTCGGTGAAACGCGAGCACCGTTCACTCCAATGGGGTGTCCTTCAAGCGAACCGTCAAAAGGAGCCTCCGATATAGGGCAATGTCAAGTGGACTTAATGGAATTAGCTAAAAAATACAATTCATGTATAGATAAGCTTAAAAATGACTCAGATAGTGATTCTGATTCTGATTCTGCCGAGGGCTGCAAGAAACAGCATAAACATACTAAGAAATGTAAAGGAAAAGGCCATGGCAAAAAATAAATCTAGAAGCATGCTTAAAAGATTGGCCATTCAAGCTGGCAAGTCTTACGAAGATGTAGAAAATAAGATTAGCCGTTTATGGTTAAGTTGTTCTTTATGTCCCCCAAATCAAGATGAGAATGCGGGGAGAAGACCAAAACACGGAGCCAAAAAATCAAAACAAAAGAATAAGAGGAAGTAATATGAATAAAGTAATTGACATTAAGTCGGATTTTTTAAAAGGTCTGGAAGACTCAGTTAAAGCCGAAACTGAGTTATTTATTGTTAAGGTAGCCAGCGAGCTTATTAATAAAAAGTTTTTGGCCGAGTTAGTACAAAAAATTCAGGTTAGGCTGACTACTAAATTAGTTAGCGAACCTAGCGGCTATGTAGGAGTTTATGTAGCTTTAAGCCCCGCAACTCAAGAATCAACCGGGGGCTCTAACACTGAGGCTGGATCTGGAGAAGAGCGTAAAAGCGAGAACACTCCAGCTCCGGCCATCTCTAATCCTACGGACGCTGCATGAGCTTTAAGACTAACCTACTCGTTTTACTCGCGGGGTCTATGCTTATAATTGCTGGAGGCATAGCAGCTCCCAGTTTTAGGCAAGAACTTAAACATGAGCGTTGCCGTGGACAGCTTACTGAATCTAGTAATGAACCAATACTCAATTTCTATAATATGTCAGAAACTTGGGGCTTAGGAGATGATGGGCTTACTGCCAATCATATTACGGCTTACTTTGCTCTTAAATACCTTGACTGTATTGGAGAGCGGGTTTTTCTAATTCATCCGGAGAAGGACACTAAATAAATGTTCTTTACAGAAGCATTAATCTGCGCCGCTACTGTAATAGTTAATATAACGCCGGTATGGACGCAGGAAGACGTAAACACACTTATGAGAGCCAAGAAGCGCTGCGTGGAAATCTATCCCAAGTCCCCTTGCGTTAAAAAGTTCGTTAAAGTAAAATCTCAGGTGTATCGAGTTGTGTGTACTCAGGAGGCAAAATGATCATTAAATACGCGGTCAGTAAAGACGGTTCAGATTGGTATCCAATTAACTTTAAAGACGACGGCATTACCGCGCTGGACGGCGAATCGCTTGAAAGTAAGAAACGAGCCCTCGCCAAGATCGGGTACACTATTCAAGAAAAGCCTCCCCAACAGCTAGAATCTCTCAGTAAGGCAGAAAATGTTAGGGCTATGATGAGCGATTTGCTTCCTAAGGATCTTTACGGAATGTGGGTTAGTAAGGTATTGTCCTCGGAAGCATGTCTTCTTATTATGCTTTTAAGGAAATAACTCTTTTTGGAGGAACGTAATGAAAATAAAGTTAGATGAGGCTTTAGTAAGAGATTTTCCTGAGCTTTACCAAGCTCGCCATGCCGATATGCAAACTACCAGCATGTGCTGGGGTTTTGAGTGCGGAAGCGGCTGGGAGCCCATAATTAGAACTCTTTCGGAACGCTTGACTAACTTATCAAACCTTGAAGGGGTTCATTGCGTAGCTGTCCAGGTAAAAGAGAAATTCGGAACCTTGAGATTTTATATTGACAAATCAACTGATTTGATGGACGCCGTTATTGAATTAGCTGAGAAAATTAGTGCTATTACATGTGAACTATGTGGAAACTCCGGAAAGTTGGGCGGAAAAGGATGGATTTCAGTACGTTGTGAGAAGTGTAAAGAGCGTGAAACAGCTACTAAAACATCTTAGAGATCGGATTAGGGGCAGTGTTCCCAAGGGATCTAAGCGTTCTAATAAATGGCCAAAAATCAGAGCCACGCATTTAAGTAAAAATGGGCGATGCGCCGTTTGTAAAGGCACTAAAAAGTTGGAAGTACATCATATTAAGCCCTTTCATATGGCTCCTGATTTAGAATTAAAAGTATCAAATTTAGTGACTTTATGTGAATCTAAAAAGGGAGGACTTAATTGCCATTTGGCAGTAGGCCATCTTGGAAGCTATAAACGTGTGAATTTTAAAGTAAAAGCAGATATACTGTACTGGAGTAATAGGATTAAAAGATTTTAAAGCACCTTATACAACGCCGCGTCACTCTCCCGATTTCTTCTAAAGTATTTGGCTTAAAAGCAATTACTTCTATCCGCATCTTTATTCGATACAGCCCAAGTTTACAAGGAATGCGTAAAAGAGTCCTAGCAAAGCTAGTAGCCGCGATTCTTCTTAAGATTTTCTGCAGCTTGAGCACGTTTTTGATCTACCTGCTGCCTTCCAGTGAAAAACTCTTTAATTTTCTGTAGTTGTTCCATTCCAGCATTTTTAAGAGCCTCGCCGGCTTCCTTACTTTTCTGAGGATCTATTTTTCTATCTTCAGCCATTTGATTTGTATCTCCTTGAAATTACTGAATAACTAAACTTGACATGTTACACAGTTTATGCATCTCAGTGGTCATTTTAGTCAATTCACCTACGTAATTATGTATAAATTTGTCATGAAAAGTTATGTAAAATTGTGACAATTACTCCTTAGAACTTTCCTCTATGTCAACGGAATCCTTAGAGAATGTAAACTTTCTTGCTGTATACGCCCCTAAGGCCCCGAAGAAGAATTCCCTAACCATAGGCAACTCCTCCTTAACATAGCCTAGAGCCGCTAAGGCGATATTTGAAAGCACTGCTAAACTAGCTACCATAACTAATAGGAGGGTCACAGATCGCTTCTTGGTCTTAGGGTCAATGGGGTATATGCTTTTCATTATTACAGCCTCATTAAGGCCCTAATAGCCTCTATAATCGCTACAATGGCCCCTGCTAAGAAGGAAGCTTTTCCTAGTGTTTTCCAGAGGGCCTTCTTGATGGCGACCCGCGCTTTCCGGTCATTCTCCAATAAATCCAGACGTTTATCGGTTAGAATCATGAATCCTTCGTGCTTTTCTTCTATGATGTCGGTGCGGCGAATGTGGTATTCTAATTGTTCTGTATTCTTTATTAAAGTCTCGGTATTGGCTCTACAGGTATCAGAAATGTCCCTAAGGGCCTCCTGTTGAAGCTTTTGAGTCGCAGTTATCTCCCCCAGCACCTGCAATATGTCTTTATCGTCCGCCATTAATTAAAAACCACGATCGAAAATTCCGAATCAGAGGAGCCTCTAATACTGCGAATACAGACTGATTCAGGCAGGAGATAATAGGTTTTGCCTTTAAAGTGGACTGGGGTAGGGGACTTAATGTTTTTAAGCATTTCCTCGTCTTCCTCGTCCTGCCAAATCTTAGACATTTCCTTATACTCTTTCATCTCGTTCCCTCGAGGGGCTAGCTTAATATCGACCCTTTTGATCTCTGAATTGATCGCTGGGCGTTCTGAAACTAGAACTTTTAGCTGCTCTGCCCGCTCCTGCAGCATTAGTCTGGCCTTCCCTGCGCGAGCGATTAAAGTCCGCTGCTTGGTAGGCCGAGGTAACAGCATCCGTTTTAAGAGGCTCAGAGCCAGGCAGGGGCTTTTCTGAAGGGCCTTTTATTGCCTTAGCCGCCTCGGATTTTAGGAAGCCATTCATGTTTTCTCTAATCTTAAAGAACTTTTCCACAATGTCTATGGCTTTTTCTGGATTTTTAGCTTTAATGGCATCAATAGCGCCTAACTCAGCCTTAGCCGCAGCCGCCATTGCTTTGCGATCCCCGGCAGAACGGCGGTAGGCCGTTAATAGACTTACCAGCGACTCGGCATGAGTTTTTTGGAATCCACTCTCTTTTGATAAGGCCTCGGCCCCTCTCAAAAGATTAAGCATGATCTTCTCATCGGACAAATCTCTCTGGCCAATTGACATGATCTCCTGTACAAGAGGAAGCCTTTCGAACTCACCCATGACTTTGCCATAGGCCTTTAAAATCTCTTTCTGTTTAGAGGCTACTTCTTTAGCAGCCTGAATTCCGGTCAATTCTGGGTCAATCTTTATTTCTGGAAGGTTACGGGCAACGTCATCCATCCTACTAGTCACCCAGGTATCCAACACTCTAAGGGGGTAGGCCATATCAATTTGCTTGCCCGATACTTCGCTAAATGCCTGGTAGCCCTTTAGCAATTCCTGGGCCTTAGGCATGAAATTCTTTTCAATCTGAAAGGCGCGATTAACCATTTTATCGATTTCACCCTCAGTCTGTTCAGCCAACAGCTTAATTCTCATTTTTTCTAGGTTAGCTGTTTTTTTATCTAACTTCAAATCAGAGATAAACTCTCCTGGACGTGTAAGTTCTCCCCCAGTTTCTGTAAGAGCCCGCTTCTGTTTAATTATCTTATCCTTAGCCTTAAGCATTGCCTTTCGAGCATCTTGAGAAGCCCCCTCCATAAGCCCTCTAGCACGATAGGCTTCAGGGGATTTCTTAAAATCAAGGGCTCTCTTACTCATCGAATCGGAGGCTCCTTCAAAGAGTTCTCCTGCACTTTTAGTAAGATAGTCAACCTCGGCATCGGAAGATTCCCCTCGAACGATGCTCATGAGTCGCTTCATGTTTTCTCGCAGCGATGGTTTTCCTGTCAGTTCACTTATGAAAGGAATTCGTCCAAGTACGTTGTCAATGGCCAGCGACGCAATGTTCATCGCAGGGCCCGTCTTAGTAACTTTTCCAACTTCTAAGCCATCTAAGTATTGACCAAGAGTTTTGGGAAATTGCTCAGCCTCTACCGCTGCAGCTTCGGTTACGGCATTACTCGTTAAGCCGGACTTTGGGGCCTTAGAAAAATGCTTTACGGCCATCTCACCGCCGAAGGATAACAGCGACCCTAAAGCTGCATTTTGCCACGCATCAGGCACATCGGCATTATTTGCAAAGCTAGAAGCGCCGATTATCAGGCCGTTCTTCACTACCTCAGTCGCAAGAGGAGCCCCCACATCAAACCATTTCAGAGCGCCACGCAGGGCATAAAATTGTGCTGCTTGTCCAGCTAGATAGCCGGTATAGTATAATTTATTATCAAAAACTCTTTGGCTTAAAGCCCCCCCGACGGGGGTTCGAGCTTCATAAGCTTGGGGATTTAGGGCTTCAGCCGCAATATCCCCTACCGCGCCGGTAGTAGTTCCGGCTGCAAAGGACGCAAGTGGATTTTCTTGATTTGGGGCCCTATACGTGGCTTCCTGGGAAGGCTCAACACCCAAACCGGATGCCAAACGTTCTACTGCTCCGCCTTCATCGTCGCGAGTTTCCTCTGCGGGATCAGAGAAGAGTTCTTCAAGAGAAGGCCGTTCCTGTGGCCGTACCAAACCGTTCTCAGTTCCACCAAAAATTGATTCTAGGGAAGGTCTATTTGCCACGCATGAACTCCCTTATTTCTTGTTCGCTGTAGCCAGCTTCTAAGGCTTTCTGAACTCTTGGATCATTTGTATCTAGAGGGGCTTCTGCAGGAGACAATTGACTTACGTTGTATCCTGTCTTAGCAAGAGTGTCTAAATAAAGATTATGATCTGTTCTGAATCTTTTATGGGCCGCGTCTAATTTGGACAAAAATACTTCCGAATTTCTATCGCCAAGATTTGGAAGACTGTTTTTCAAGAATTCAATTTCTTTCCAACCAGCCTGAGATCCGGTTATGGCATGTCTATAAACATTAGCCAAAGTCTGCAATTCTGCTCTAAGGCCTGCCTTCTCTGCAGAATCAAAATAAGATCTGACATCCCCGAAAAGATCAATCTTTTCTGCTATTGAAAACTGAAGCAATTGATTTAATTTTTCTTTAGGGATCTTACGAAGATCCTCAAGTGCAGAAAGAGTAGACCTAGCATCAGATACATGCTGCGCCATGCCTGTTGTGGGGGCTTTTCCTTTACCGGCTGCCTGTTGTTTAGCCAGTTCCTTACCAAGCTCTAGCATGCGGCCTACTTGCCTATCTTCCATCGTATTTATCTTATTGGCAATGTCGGCTCGCTTATTCTGAATGTCCGCTATTAGATTGTCATAGCCAGCTTTTTGTTCTTCATTTTTAATCTGCTCTGTTACCAGTTTTAGTTGACCTTCTAGAGCTGCGAATTTAGCCTGCCTATGCTCAAGACCTAAAAGTTCAGAGGAGTTTAGAACCGATAAATCATGGGCTTCTTGGTCGTTTAACTGTTTAATGGATTCGGAGGTTAGGCCATGCAGCTTGTAAAGCTTATCTAATTCACTCTTTTGAGCTTCCCAGTCCCGGTCAGCGGCCTTGTCTATAATTTGCATTGCAATATTGCTAGAACCCCCAGACAAGGCCCTGCCATATCCGCCTAAAGCGATAGAGATGCCCGCCAAAAGTTGATTAAAAGCCCCCTTATTAGCCCAAAAGTTGGCTGGGTCTAGCTTTTTTTCTTTAATCTGATCCGTTATATTGTCCAATTCAACTTTCTGCTTTTCTCTTAGCGTTCTATTTTCTTTAATAAAATCTTCTAGTCCCTTTTTATTAAGGTCTGCGGAATAGTCTGGACGACCAAATTCGGCAGGGTTAATTTTTGCTAAATACTGCTCCGACAGCTCAGCTTTTTGACTTACTAATTTTGATAACTCTTTCATCGCTGCGCTGGCTCTTGGGGTATCGGTTATTTTAGACAGCGCCTGAGCTGAACTCCTATAGTACTGCGATAAGTCCATAGGGTCGGTATTGACTGTTCCTTTTTCAAGTTTTTGCTCTGCAGCCAATTTAGCCTTCTGAACTTCCATTTCATCTGCCATTAGGCCTTCTGCAGCTTTACGGGCTAGATCTGGGGCTTTTTCCTGAGGGGCGGATTGTATCGGCTGCCCAATCTGTTCTGCGGTCGAGTATAACTGATTAAAGCGCTGAACGTCCTCTTGAGGCATTGATTGACCAGGGGGAGGGGCAAAGGGGGTACCTGCCCACGGGGGCCGTTCTTGTCCTGTTTTAGGGTCAATAAATCCTTGCTGTTGCCCCGGCCTTACTGGGCCTGGGGTTCTAGTTTGAGGGTACATCGATTCTAACTGTAATGCTTCAGCTTCTTCTGGATCGTTAGACATCGGGGGTTGTTGATCAGGATTTGCTAAATTACCTAGTTGGCGATTAAGCATCGATTGGAGAAGGGGATTTTGCGGTGCCATTATCGTACCTTCGTATTTCTAGGCTGTCTAATAACGCCAGCGGTTATATTTTTAGAGGCTTGGTCAATATCATACTCTTCTGCAGCTGAATCAAAAAACTTATTAGCCTCAGCATCGGTCGCCATTCCTTTTGTATCTTTTTTACCGCCACTCAAAGCCGTTTCAACAGAAGCTCCCAAACCTGCCAAGGCTTCCGCCTCTGCTCCCTTTTTTTGCTGAGCTAATTTAGCATACTGAGATTCTTGTCCAATTCTGGCTAATTCTGGCTTCATAGCCAATTCTCGTTCACCTAAAGCTAATTGTGAAGCTCCCTGGAATCCCGCTTGAGCTAATTGAGCTTGTCCCATTCCTGCCTGTACTCTTGCTCCTTCAACTTGATTTACATATTGTTCTGGGGTTAGGCCTGCGGCAATAGACTTAGAGATGACATCAGGCAATTGCGCAAGTGCCTTTTGTCTAGCATCTTCCATACTAAGAGCAGCCGTTCGGCCTGCTTCAGCTCCAATTTTACCGCGTTCTCTGAGAATATCGCGCTCTAAAAGCGGGCTGGAGGTCAATCCACGAGCTGCAGCTGATCGTTCTGCAGTCGCGCCTGCGGATGCAAGTTCTGATCTCGCCGGTTCTAGTATCGAGGAAACCAATAGATTTCTCCTCTGCTCCTTAGCTAATTGCTGTTCTGGAGTCAGCTCTATACCCGCTTCAGCTTTGAATTCTTGTAAAATTTGTGGTGCCTGGGCAGCGATTTCCCTAGCAGTTTGAACTGCTTGCTGATTCATGGTAATAAGATCTTGAACTGGCGTTGATAAAAAGGCCGCGCCTTGTTCCCCGAATATACTTTTAAGCTGATCGGGGTTACTCATATCAATATTTATGCCTTGCTCGGATAGAGCAGAGTCTACAACTGCGATAACTTCTAAATCTTTCTTGCTTATTTTACCGCCTTCATTAGCAAGTTTTTTTCTAACTGCATACCATTTAAGAGCATTTTCAAGAGTACCCAATTTAGGGTACGCAGCCAAAACTCGCTGAGCGATCACTTGCTGCTGTTGCTCTGCACTCTGAGGGCTTCTAAAGGCTTCTCCTAGAATTTGTGAGTTAGAGCCGCCAGCTTTAGCTGCTAATTCGCCTGGTCTAGGTCCTCCTCCTCCGAGTAAACCTGCTAAAAGGCCTCCTACTCCCCCAATTGCAGTTCCCCAAGGTCCCGCCGCTGAACCTGCAGAAGCTCCTGAAACTGCTCCCGATAGCGCTGATCCAAAATCTGCCATAATTTTAACCTTCTACAACTGCCAACTCCAGTTGGCACTATACCACAAACGTGGTATAAGTCAAGTTTAACCCCTAGCGAAGCTAGGTTATCTCATCATATAATGCGAGAAATCCCAATGAATTCCCGTCTTTATCAAATACTTCTATTTTTCTTACAACCGATCCTAAAACTGTACCTGGCGCTGAATTGGAGGCTTCTAAATTGCGATCTTGCAGCCTAGAGATGTCTTTTTCAACGCGCTTAAAATTCTCGTCTAGGGTAGAACTTAACTGGTTTCCCGTGCTCTTACCCATATCGCGATAATTTGGTCTAGGCAGTGCCATTTCTAATAACCTCTAATAAAGCCCAGCGCAGCTATGCCGCTTTAGAATCCTTTAAGCCGACCTTCATGCCGACTTCCCACTCCATGCCTGAAAACACAAAATCCTGATTTAGTTGGTCTGCGCTAATGTCAAAACTATAAGATTTCGCCTTCTGTAATTTCAGCTTTCGTCGTAACTCTACAAGGCTGGTTCCGCCGCCATAAATGCCTTCTCCGTAATTGCCCTCGGAATAAGCCACTAAATCGTCGAAGGTAACAACTGCAACATCCTTAATGCCGTCAACATAATCAGTATGCAAAGCGACAAGGATTTCACAACCATTGCTATAAGATCCTAATATTGCACAGCGTTTAGCCCTTTTTCTAACCATTTTGTGTTCGAACCAAAGCCAGGGGGTTCTAAGTCTTATTTTAATTGCTGAGCCTTCGTCATTAAAATCAGTTATAGAGTTAGACTTTAATTCCCCAAGAACTGCGCCGTCTGATCTAATATGGTAATACTTATTCGTAAATTGCCATAAAACGGCCCCAGCTGCACTATATTTGGTAAAGACACTCCAAGCCTGCATCTCGTAGTTGTAGATCAGCACTTCCCCTGTAGAAAGCGTAAAACGGGCTTCCTGGTAGTCGGGGTATACCACAGCTGAGGTAATGTCGCGGTCATTGTAATCTTCTACTTCAGCCCCGATATATACAACATTTTCGCCTCTGTCTATTGAGTATATACCTCTACGAGATTTGAATATGACCATTTCTCGTAATTGAGCGATAGAGCGGGGCTCTACGCAACCGACATCTGTAGGAACCTTTCTTCTGGAAAAGTCATTGTTTTGGCCTTTATTATCTGGACCTGCGCCCGTAAGTATATGAATCGTATCAGATTTAAAAATAACTAAATTACTATTTAACTCAGCTAGCGCTTTATTCTCATCATCGTCATTCTGATCAATGATTTCTCTAAAGCCTGCAGGAGATGCATGATATTGATTTAACTTTGTATAGCCTACCGCAGAGGTATTGTCCCTAGGTATAAAAAATATGCGATTATTAAGCTGCTTAAGAAAAGTAGACTCCGGTATAGGATCGTTTTCAAGAACGTCTCCTTCGGTGTATAAAACAGGGCGTGTAGCTAAAGTTACTTCGGATACGTTATCTACGATGCTAATCGTATCTACGGCAGGATCATTTACACTTTGACTAACTAAGAAAAAGGTTGTGCCCAAATTTAGTGTTCGGTAAAGATTAATTTTAACCCGATTTAGGTCTTTTCTAGTCAACTTAAGAGTTCGTACCTCTATTGTAACATTTGAACCGCTAGGATCATTTGTAGTTACTTCTAAATCTGTGGAGGGCGATGACTCAATCTCAATACCATTAGCGTCTGTAAATGTAAATGTATAAGCGTATCGTACAGTTAAAGTAGACCCTGCAGATACTTCACTAACAATAGCATCAGGAATAGGAAAACCGGCTTCAAATACATCTTGTCCATCATATACGGTAACCTGGGGTCCAGTCAAAAATAAACTTTTTACGGCTTTTGTCCCAACAACTTTTAATTCTTGAGATAAAACATAGGATACTACGTTAGATAATAAGTTGAAGGATGCATCTCTAAATCTTGATAACGTAGAAAGCTGGGCATAGTAAAATGTACCATTATCTTCTGCCGGTCTATTAAAGATACTTGCAGAAGACGGCACGGTTACCGTTTCCATTTCGTTAATTTTGGTTGGTGTAACTTCTCCGGTAAGAAGTTCATACCCAGGGAACGTGCCATATCGGTAGCTTTGTAAATAAAGTTCGTCGCCTATGAAGATCGGCGAGCTAGTAATGACCCTATTTAACAAGTAGTCCGATAGGGGCCCGACCGCTCCCGTTGTACTGATGGTCGTAGTCCTAATCTTAGAAAGGGTACTTTCAGATGCGCCTCCTTTATCGACCCAATAGGCGCGCCAGTCAGTGTCATTGTAAATGGCCATCGGACGATCTAAATCAGCCGCTGCCTCAATCGCAGTTGGGGCAACAACTTGAGCCATGGCCGAATTGCGAATGGTAAATTTAACCGCTGGAGTTCCTGTCTCATGGTAGCAAATAAAGCTTTCAGGAACTGATGCAATATCGCGAGTGGTAATCCAAAGACGATCGATATTAGGACCGTCTAATGAAACCGTAACTTCTGACATCGTAAAGCCTGTATTAGTAAGAAAAGCTCCTCGATGGTTATTAGCTCCATCGATATAGGTAATGGCGATTTGATTAGTAAGGGCCGTATACTCGCCTTGTAAATTCTTTTTAATGCCTATGTCTAATCCTGATGCTGGAGTAGATGTGTCATCTGAATATAGGATTGATGTAAAAAAAGTATGGTCATCAGAATCGCGCTTATAGGTTATTGCAAATCGGTTAGACATGGCAAAGCAGCGAGGTTCAGAATAATCTATTCCAACAGAGCCTGCTAATATAGTATCCTCTTTAACAGTTTCTCCGTCAGCTCCGATTATTTTAAAGCGAATGGTTTGATCCCCGGATTCAGTAAGATCTTCCCACATTGTAAGGATTTTGCCGTCATACGCAGCAGTTACGGGGTCAGATTGCTGTGCAGAACGAATTGAAATTGCTCGTTTTGCCGTTGAAAAATTATAAAAGGCCCCTTGTTCAGTAAAATTGTCTGCGGTTGTTGTATAACTCTCTAGGGTAGTATCGGTAATCGCAACAAGGTCAGTATCTAGGGTAAAAAGTGCTCGGCCAGAAGACAGCGAATCGATTGTTTCATAACCAGTTCTAACGCGCCATTCTCCTAGGCGACGGGTGACCATATTTTCGATGTCTTTAAAATAAGGCGGTTGTAACCCAAAAGGATCAATTTTTGCATGCCGCCCTTTAGAGAAGGTATATTGTACTGGCTCAAATCGCATTCAAATCCTTTAAACCGCTAAGAAGTTTACTAGGTTCTCGCTTTTTGACCAGGACCTATTATGCGGTCCCCGTTCAACTTCTATATCGGTAGACTTATACTCAACTAACCTGGCACTAGAGTGTAAGCCTTAAGTATGATCTATATACCATTTAAGCATATCTACCATACGCAATAAAACTAAATTGACCTGATGTTCTTGTTCCAGCATCAGTCCGTCTAACAAAAGTTACAGAACTGTTTGTTATAGATGAAATTCCTATAATAATTCCTGGATCTGCTGCGCCTGTTAACGCATTCGTAGCAGTAAATGTAACAGCTGGCGGTGATACAAAAGGTGTAGAAAAATTTACTGTAGCTATTCCCGCTGTTCCGCTAAATGAAATAGTAAAACCTTCCCCAGTTAAAACAGTAGAGGATGCTTGATCCCCTGTTCCGCCAATTAAACTATAACCGTTTGCTCCGCCAATAGTATTTGTAGTAAGAACAACGTTTCCTTGAAATACCCCGGAACTATTGTCACTAGCAATTACATTCCCCGTTGCTCTAAATAATCTAGGACCTGTGGCTCCTCCCGCATTTCCTAGTTCGAAAACCCCTCTCCACATCAACCTATTTGAACCCTGATCAGTTAAATTAACTCCGCCTGTTCCAACTTGAAGCGAGCCCCCAACAGACGCTGAACTAACTAATAGATCCCCGCTAATATGCGTTACGCCGCCCGTATTTGATATAATTGGACCAGAGTTAATCTGTAAAGAAGTACCAATATTTAAACGATTGGCTGAACTTCTTGATAAAATAGGACCATCTGAATTATTTTCTATCTGCAGTGAATTGGCTACTAATAATCTATTTGCATTGGCTCGTGATAAAATAGGACCATCTACAGAAGACTCTAATTGAACTGAATTTTCTATTAAAAGTCTAGTTCCGCTTGCTTGGGATAGTAAAGGTCCTGTTACATCCGTTAATTGCAATTTATCATCAATTAAAAGAGTATTGGCCGCTGAACGAGATAGTGTAGCCGGAGTGGCAGTGCCTATAATAAAACTATTAAGTGATATAATATCGGTAGCTTTTAAATTGGCCCCGTTGGCTACGCCCGTATTAAAATTAAATGTGCTTGTGGCGAAAGTAAAATCTATATTGCTAGACGAATCGACAAACCATTTTTCAAAGAGTAGGTTACCATTGCCTGGGGAGCCATTGTTAAATCTGAATTTTGAGGAGATAAAATCTGTATTTATGGTAGTTCCAATTCCATATGTATAGCGATCCGTTACTTGAAGTTCTCCAAAGCGCCCGATCATCGAATTGGCAACGCCGTCAGCATTGAAAGAGATAATATTGTCTATATCATTGAAAATTACTGTATCATCGCCGCCTAAGCCAGTAATACTGCCTGCTCCAGAAGAGTTTACGATTCCCCCAGCCGTAATTTGAATCTGATTCCCGAGACCATCATTATAGTAAAGGTTACCATTTCTAGTATATACCTTATTATTGCCAGTTACTGCGACCAGAAAGTTTGTTTGACGCAGTTCTCCAATATTGTCAATACTAAAGTTATTAAAATTTAAATCGGCATTAATGTTAAGGCCAGCTGAGGGAACTTTTATGCCTTTTCCAGAAGTGTGATCATGCGAATCTATCGATTGCAGAGAAAGATTTAAATGTCCCCCCCAAGCCCCAAAGTCATTACTGACTACAGGAAGGAGTAAACCCATATTTGTTGTAGTTGAAAAAGCCATTAATAGGTTCCTTCTCCATCAGGATAAACGCTTCTATAATCCATAAGACCTTCATAATCGTCATACATTTGTGCTGGACGTCTAGCCATATTAACATTTCTACTAGAAGCCGTTTGTACAACCATATCCGCTGTTTCTTTAAAAAGCGTATCTAATGTTTTAGAATCAGATTCTTCTTTTAGGTAAGCTCTCCGTGCAGCGTATAAAATAATATATTCATCAAATAACTCCTCGGTTACTACTTGATCAGTATCCAGAGCTAGAGGAGTAACGTCAGGTATAAACCATATAGTCATAGTATCAGAATTCGTTATAGAAGGAGCTGGTACTACACGCAGAGTATCCCCTCCCATGAGGCGATATCGATAAGAGTTTCCTAGTATCAAATTGCTATATAGTTGATTATACTTATAGCGATTTCTCTCTTCCCACTGATACGGATAAACCGTAATGGAGTTTCGAGTATCGCCTCCGGGATTCAAATCAACCCCTTTTATCTTAAAAAAGGTGCTATCTAACGTATAGTCTTGCTGACTGCCAATAAGGGTAATTATTTCACTGGTAAGAAAGTAATCTTCATGAACGCTAAGAATCAAAGCATAAAGTTTTTTATAGCCATCGTTAACATAGCTATCCCACATTTCGTCTGAAATGAATGCGCTGTCTTCTAAATCAGCGCAGTCTTTGGCTCGATTTCTTAGATCTAATAGGTTTGCCTTAGCCATTTGAGCCCCAACGCGCTTTTCCGCTTCTTACATCTACATGTGTAAAAGAGGGGTATCTTCCTACCCCTCCGACAACAAAACCGGGAACTAATTCAGTTGCATCAGCAATTACTTTTGGTTTAACTGTGGCTGATACCAAATCGGCGGCTTTGCCATAAGTATGTTGGCTGTCGAGTTCTCCGCCGATCGCTTTATTGTGTTTTTCGCAACGATAGCCGCTACTGATCGCAAGCTTAATGCCCCCCAGAATGTTTCTAAGAACCTCCAGATTTGCTATTAAATTAGTATCAACTAGCGTAGAGTCGCAGTCGCGATTCTTGCAATGGCAGTCGAATTCTTCAGAATTGAAGTGCGTCGAAAGCTTTTCTCTAGCGCCTCTTCTAAGCCGAAGAACCATGGATTTTAAACCCCTTTATTCAGCAATTACAAATGGAACATGTAATTCCATGTAGCCGTGACCTGTTATGGTTGCTCCGTAAAAGGTCACTTCAAGATCGTCAGCAGGGATAAAACAACTAAAGGGTGCGATATAGAGTTGATTTATAACACCTTTAGGCCAACCTCCGCTTAAGCGTACTACCACTTTTCCAGAAGAATAGTTAGTTTCATTGATATCCAATAAAGCTAAATGACTTGTATTTTCATTTTCTCCTGCGCTGTCTCCGTCAACTTGTGTAAGAGACTCTACTGATCTGTATCGCAAAAGAAATCCAAAAGCTTTACTAAGATTTGAAGTTGCGAACTCTCCTCTATAATCAACCGGTTCTCTCAAAGTAAATGTTTTTTCTCCGGCGCTATTATATAGAGAAATTTCGCAAGATCCGACTACATCCGGTCCAAGCATTAAAGCGCTAAGACTAGTAGTTCCTTCAATCATTGCAACTTCACCCAGTGTTTGGTCACCTACGCTCGATCCACTAGCAAATGAAAATCCAATTCCATTCCATCTAAATGAATTGAATTGACCTGGAGGTACAGGTGCATCAACTGCTGGGGATTTTACAGTAGGGCACGGGCTGCTGCCTTCTGATACTATCGTCATTCCCTTACTAGTTCTTAATACTCTATCAGCATGAGCAATTTTAATTCCAAGAGCCATATTTATTTTTTCCTTTCAATATCTAACTTTTTGTAGATAATTATTAATCCTACAATTGCACATACAATCATAGTTAAATGATATAAATTATGAATAATAATGGACAACATATTAAGTGTCTATAACACCAAGTGTTCGCACAGCAGCTAATAACGCATTAATAGCTGTTCTAGCTTCAGCATCGATTATTGCTCCTCCGGACGCATCTGCTATTGCGGCAGGTTGAGCGGCTGGCGCAGTGCCAAAAAATCCTATCGTAGTTCCATTATGGTCTATTGCACCATTAATAGTTGTATTATTGCTATCATCAAATTCAAGAGCATAAGAGCCCCCTGTTAAAGCTAAAGCCGCCCCCATTCTAAAACGACTTGAGCCTCTTTCTATGCCCATTACCCAAGAAGCCGGGGTAGCCCCTGTTGCACTGAACCTTAGAAAAGGATTGCCGCTAGAAGCTCCGAGAGTTTGGATAAAAACAGAAGCATTCGAACTAGCCGTATTTGAGGAATTTTCAACTGAAATGGTATTCGTAGCGCCGCTATTTGATGTAGAAACATCAAGACTACTACTATTTATGTCAAGGCCCTCGTTAAAAACCGCTAAACTGTCAAAGAAAACACTTCCTTCATTAGCTCCGCCAGTTCCCCCCGCTAATCTTACAGAACCTCCATTATCAATAGAACTTGCTCCGCCAAAAATAAGAACATCGCCGCCTGCATCATCAGGACTACTACCGCCTCGAATAACAGTATCTTCACCAATCCCTGTTGCAACGTTTCTAGCGTGAATGTCAATATCACCATCGGGGTTGATAGTAACTCGAGCATCCGCCCCAGAAACTAACATATCAATTCCGCCATCAGCGCGAACTAAAAGGGAACTGTCAGCGTCTGTTTTAATTTGTATGTCTCGAAGAATTCCAGAGCCTGCCGCGCTAGAATATATGGCATTACAGCCAGCTCCGGCATCATACCCTATAGTCATGGCTTCAAAATTGGCAGCTCCGGGAGACAGTAAACCATAAATATCAATAAAAACGCTAGTAAGTCCTAAAGAGTCAAATGATGTTAAAGCTAGTAATGAATCAATACCTGATGCATCATTGTCAATTCTAAGCGCTCCGGTATCCCCTCCCGTGTCGCTATAAATTCTAGAGGTTGGATTGCCGCTATCCAATAAATATAAGGGAGAGCCTGAAGCTATATTTACAGCTCCCTTTAGTACATTTGAAGTAGATTCTAAAATAAGATCATCAAATGCATCTATGCCTCCAATAAGATTTTGGCCTCCGGATCGTCCAATCAATAAGGGGTATTGGGAGTGATCATCATTCCCTAAACCTGCCAATGTTCCATGACTAATAGCTGCCCCGTTAGGAGGCAATTGAATATAGCTCATTTATATTACCAAACAGTTATTTTAACCGTTCCTGCTACGATAGCTACGCCTGTTGATCTAACACGAATTAAATGACCCATGTACATTTCATCAAAGGTTTCAGCGCTACCCGCAGGGATAATTAGATCATCTCTTGGAATACTGGCTGCAGGTAAAGAGTCAGTAGGCCTAAAGGATAAAGCAATGTCTGTGCCTGTGAGATTAACTACAGCTATATGTACTTTTCGCTCTCGTCCAGCAGGAAGAGATTGTGTTTGAGAGCTTACGGCTCCTACTTCTGCATCCTGCCATTGTTTCTCAGCAACCGAAATATCCAATAGCGTAGAGCCCGCTCCCGCGTAAGTTGTAGGAATATTTGTGCTAGCCGCATTACGACTTTCTGTAATAGGGTAGCCAATTCGTTTTTCGGCCATGGATTACTCCAATTCGTATTTGCAGCCGGGAGCATCAAATCTAAGAAGCTTGGGCTTTTTTGGCTTAGGGGTTGCTGGATCTTCGTTAGGAACCCCGTTCATTTTATCGAGCTTTTCAGATTGAAATTCCTTAAGAGGTTTGCCGTGCTTAGAAGGAGGAGACCCTGGAGTTTCAGAAGGCGTCGATCCTTCGCGAGGCATGCCGCCAAAAGGTTTACTCTTTCCGCGATTACCTGGCTTTTTTGAATTTAGTTTTTTCATGATAAAACCTTAAAATAGTTAGAGGAGGGGGCCAATAAAGGCCCCCTCTAATCTAATTAGTAAGCAGAAGGTAAGCTGTGGATTACCGCATTAGCGATAGGCGCCCGGCAGCTTAAGAAGCAATAGGATGCCGAACGACCTTGAAAGGCGTCCGAGCTAGAAGCGCGGAGAATTGTAGCTCCGTCTTCTGAAATCCATTGCACAAGTTTACCTCGGCTGACAAGTCTCCAAGAAGACATTGTCAAAAGGTAGACTCTGCTATCTGGGCAATAGCGATCTGCGTAGATTTCGCAATTGCCGTAAGGCGTAGAAACCTGAACTCCAGGAAAGCCAATGCTTGCATTGTCTACTGGACTAAGGATTCTAATTCTGTCATGGTTTGTTGCCAAGTAGTTGGAATAGCGTTCAAAGCTCATGAAGATATGAGAAACTTTTCCAGCTTGCTTGTTAACTTTCATAAGCATTTTCAGAATTAGATCGTCCAAGTCGCCCGATGATCCGTTTTGAAACTGACCATAGAGTCTCGAAGATTCTGTTCTGTCAACGCCATAAAAAGGAGTTGCAGATGGAACGGCTGTAGGCAGCCATGCAGAAAGACCTTTAAGTTCTTGATCTTTGCTATTAGCGCGATACAAAAGATCTGTAGGTGCTGTTGCAGCTGCGCCCGATACTGTAATAAGTCCTGCCGATTCATCCACTTTGGTAACAACTAAATCCGCATCCTGAGCAACTCCCACGGAGGTAAACGAATCAAGTTTCATACCAACTTCGAAATTCACGCTATCCGCTGGATTAGACAAGGTGATAACACCGAGTGCAATCGCAGAAACAACGCCTAATTGGCCCGTACCGTCTCCATAAAGTTGACGACCAAAGTTCTGACCAATGCCATCTATCATGTTATTTACTTCATAATCAAGGGCGTCTACAAATGCTCCGACATTATTAGCTGAAGCAAGCATTGTTTCACGGTCGATTTGAATCGTTCCGTAATGCTTTGTGGAAGTAAGAATAAACTTACGGGTTTCAGAGTTTCCTGGAGAAGACACTAGATCCGAGAAGGATGCTGCGCCTGACCCAATGCTCTGGACGTTAGAAATCTTAATCGGCTCAATCCAAGCTTCGCCGGTAAAACTTTCTTCTTTTGGGACGTGAAATAGTAATGGATGGGATTTCGGAACCGCATCAGAGACTACGTCGTCATTGTAATTCTCTTTAAGTACCGCATCCGCTTCTGTTAAATCGTACATTTAAATTAACCTTTTTTATCTGCCTTCCGCTTTTCAGCCAAGCTCCTAGCTTGTGCCATAGCCCTTTCTTTTGCATTCTTAATAGAAAGTGGGCCAGAAGGTTTTTCATCTTTTGGCTCTGTAGGTCGCTGATCGGGAGGCAAATGAGAAGCCAATTTGGCTACTCTACTTTTAACTTCCTCGTTTACCTGCTTTACAGCATCTTCAACAGAAAGTTCTTTGCCTTCAGATTTAGCGCTCTGAAGAACCTGCTTAACGATTTCGACACTTCCATCTAGATCGCTAACCATTGGATAACTCTTAGTTATCTGTTCCACTTGACTAATAAACGTCTGCTGTGCTTTAGCCTGTTGCTCTTTAAGCTCTTTCTGAGTTAACTGTTCGACTGTATTAGTTAATTTTGAAATAGTCTGTTCAAGACTTTTCAACTTAACCTGAGCCGGATCGTCCTCAGCGACGCCCGAAGCAACTTTTGAGTGGATTTGAGTGGGATTTCCGCCTGCGATTTTATAGGCTTCGTAAGGATTGTCAATGAGCATCTTCTCAATTAGCTCAGCTCTTTCTACCTTTGTTTTCAGCTCTTTATGCTCTTTAAGCACAGAGTCTAAGGCAGCCTCGCGTTCGATTAATGCTTGTTCCCTATTGCCTAGCCGGGAAAAACCACGCTTTAGCTCATCTAATTGAGCCTGTATGTCTTGAGGGGCAGAGCCTGAGTGGGTCTCATCCTTCTTAGCTTCAGAAGCCGTTTTGGTCTGTGAAGCTTGTTCTTTAGACATATACTATATCTCCTAGGTTTTGTCAAGGAATATTTTATATTAGCCTTGATTTGGTGTTGGGGCCTGCGCCTGAGCAGCCTGTTCTTGAAGCTGTTCTGATGCATTTCCGGCAGCAACCTGATTTGCCTGACCTTGCTGGGCTTTAGCTCTCTGAGCAAGATGTTGTCTTATGTGCTCATCGAACTGGGGCCTAGCATCCGGGAAATTGGGATCAAACTTATTTTCTTTAGCAAAAGCAAAGTGTTCCTTGAGATGGATCTCATGATCTTCCCATTCCAGAACCTCTACGGATTCACCATCCAGCATGCGGATGTTTTCTTCTCTAGCGATCTTCTGATCTCGTAAAACAGTATCAAATATGCGATCCTCATTAGGAAGTTGAAGTAAATCAAGTATTTCTGAAGGATCTTTAATTAATCCTGCTTGGACGTAGTTAAGAATAGTCTGATGTTGTCCGGCCTTAGTATTTCCAAAAGAACTCATGCTAGATAGCCTGAAGTGATAATCCTCATCTCCGGCCTCGATCTGATCAAACGCAATTTTTTCATAGCGTTTAGCATCTACGATAACCTTGAACCAGCGCTCATCATCCTTCTTATAATTCTTCTTGGCCAGCCTCATAACTCTTGACGAGTTCTCCAGCTTAAACATTTCATAGTCAAGAAGAGTACGGGCAAATCTCTTGTTTTCTCGCTCAGTTACACTCTCTAGAGCAGCCGCCGATCGCATTGCAGGGGTAGGTTCTCCAGTAACAGAAGATAAGGATATACCATTTTCAAGGTACGCCCGTTCAATCAAAGTACCAAAATGAGCAAACACCTCTGGGGGAGTTGGATTAAATACCAATGGAGTCGGAGGCTTATTCGTATACTCCACGTAACCCAAGCCGTTGGCTATAGACTCAGGAAATACATTGCTTCCCTTTTCAATCGCAATTCTTGGACGCCCGTGAAAATTCTGGTTTTGGCTAATGTGCCAAAGCATCTTATTAATCTCGATTTGGAGGCTCTTAACGGTATGGGAGACGCCGATACCCCAGAAACCACTAGTAGTTCTGGAATAACGCAGAGCCCTTACAGGCAATTCAACATCATCATAGTCTTCATACTCCAAGGTCGCGGTATTGGTACACTTTATGAAACGGCCATTGGGCATGCCTTCAGTCTTTCGATGCCAAAAATAAAGTACAGGGACGGTCTCTTTTTTAACCCCCACTAGGCGGGACTTCTGAAAATCCTGGGCATTTTGATCAACATTAAACTTTATTTCTGGATATAAGGCTCTAAGATCCTTAATATTTTCGAATTGTAGAAGAAGCCCCCAATTGGAATTCTCTGCCTCTGCCGAATCCTCTACCATGTAGTAGTAGGGTAAGACTCTCTTAATTTCAATTTCACCGATCTTTTTCCCATTAACGCGGAGAGTGGGATTGAACCAATTTAGTAGGAGGCCAGTTCCGTAAATACAGCTATCCAGAAAAGTATCAGATTCTTTTCCTTCTAATTTCAAAGTCTTACGACGTTCTCTCAAAAAAGCATTAGCGTAGGTAACTTGTTTTTCAGCCTTTTGGCTGTTCTTTTCCATGAGGATTAGAGTTTCAGGCTGATGGCTGGTTATACGGGAATGGATAATATCTACTAGACTCTTGGCAACGTTAAGCGTCATTCTATTACCAGAGAGTTGACCCGGGTGGGATTCCTGAGAGAAGGAATTGAAACTCGCTAGGTCCCACTGGCGATTATTGTATTGTCTAGCCAACTTAAGCCATTCTGTGTGCTGTCTTCTATAAATATTTTTATACGACTTAAAAGTCTCCCAAATAGCATTATGAACTTTATCTCTAGGGCCTTCATAAAAGAATTTATCTTTTAAAGACCCGGAACGAATTGATTGTACAGACATTAAGCTTGTTCCTCACCGTACTCGTAAGCCTCGTCGGCTTCTTTTTGTTTATTAGGGGACGCTTTAGCGCCCTTTTTGGGGGGATTTTCGGACTTGAGGGGAGTATACAACATATTTGGGGCTATGTCAATAGATAAAGCAGGGGAGACATAACGATAAACGCCTTTTTCTCTTAGCATATCCACTAGTTGTCCTAATTCAGCAATAGTTTTTACATCCATGAATCGTCATCCTTATCTTTATTCATTTCCTCCATGATCTTTTTCTCAAAAGGATCAATGAATTCCTTAGTTTTATCCGCTTCGATTTCTACAATTTCTTTATACCAAAAATATTCATTTGCATACCTAGTCATATCTACGCAATGATCGCTCCCGATAACACCATTTGTATCGTTCTCCCCGCCTCGAGCTGGCTTCCATTCTAAAAGCATACACTCAGTCAGCAGATCCTCACTAGTTTCTCTAACAATAACAAAACGTTCTCTCTCTATACGAGCAATCAATCGACTATAACTGCCCATTCTGTCTTTAGTGCCACAAGGCACGATTGGAAGCTTTCTATTTCCGAGTTCTTTAATGACTAGAGAGGCGTGATGGTCTACAATTGCTATTAAGTTTGGATACTTAACCAATTCATCTCGAATCAAGGCTTCCATAGTATTAAGAGAAGCATCTACTAAATTCTTAGCCTTTAAGCAATACAAGATATCTTTCAAGGGGTCGTAAGCGAAAAGGCCGAAGCCGGTGGGGGCATCGGTGCCGGGGTCTAACCCAATGATGTACTGCCAAGTAGGGTTGGGCTCGAAACCCTTGCCTGAAATAACATGTGGTGGGTAAGGGCGCAGATTGGAGAAAACTAGGCCTGAGTGGCGAACTGGAATAGCCATATATTCCTGTAACCACACATCGTTATTTTCGCCATACTTAACTTTCATCTTATCCAATTCTCGATGTGGGATATAGGGATTATCATAGCCGGTCCAGTGGAAATATGTCCAATGGGGCGAGTGACAAAATTCGTAGAATGGGCCATACCCGTAGGGGGTAGATGCCAGTACCAGCCACCCAGCATAATCAATAAGAGTAGGTTCTACGATCTCTTCGACAATATATTTAAGGCCCTTTATATGAGCAGCTTCGTCAATAACTACGCCATGATGCGCCATTCCTCGAATAACATCCGGGTCCTTATCGCCGCCGTATAGCTTTATTTTTGAGTGATTGGAGAAGTGAATCTCTAGAGTTCCTTCTTTAAAGTCTACTCCCGGAATCCCTTCGAACATTTTCTGAAATTTGGACCAAACGATACTCTTTGCAGAATCAAGGGTTTTAGCGATATACGCAAGATTTGCGCGGGGGGCGTTTATAGCAAAGTCCCCTAACTTCCATATGAGGAAGTCGGTCTTCCCCCCGCGTCTCCCGACTTCTAGCGCGATTCGGGACACACCTGAGTCAAGGGAGCTATTGACCTGGGACTGCCGTTCAAAAAGATCTACTGGGAGCGTTCGTCGCCTCTTTTCCTGTAATAGGCAAAAAAGCTCTCGCCGCTGCCGGATTGGTTCTGGTAGTAAATTAGTCACTCTCTACCTTAACCCAAATCGTTCTGGTACTATGTAAGCCTATTTTTTGCAAAATTCGCTTTAAGGGGATATTCTTAGAAGGGGCCTCTACGGCGAATCTGGAGTAGCCATGCTCTTTTGCCCAGCAATAGAGGACATTCGCTAGGGCCTCACCATGCCCTTGATTTCGACGGCTGGAATCTACCCAGAGAAAGACGCCCTGGAATAGCCTGGCATCTAGGGGACTGCCTACACCAAGAGCTGCAGCAACAATCTTGCCATTCTCCTCGGCACCAACAAAACATCGATGCTCGGTACTAAAGACCTGCGATAAGTCATTGAAAGTCTTTAGGAAAAACTGATCTCGGCGATAGAGTTTTCTTACCGCGCCGCGATAAATTTCCGAGAACCAAAGTTTAAAGATTGGCCCGAAGTCATTCTGATTGAGCTGTCTTAGGAGCACTTATAGCGTCCTTTGAAGCTTTAACAGCCTTCAACTTTGCTGGTACTTTATCAACAGGAGTGGCTGGCTTCTCTGGCAGAAGGCTCCTAAGAGCATTCCAAGCGCCCTGAATACTTACCAATTCCTGGTAAAGTTGCTGCTGACGCTGGCTGGCCTGCTCAATTTGCTTTCTAATACTCTCATGCTCAGCTTTTTTAGAATTAAAGGATTCTTCGAGATCTTTGGACCGCTTCTCGATTTCGGTTGTGGAGACTTGCTTCATTGAAATAGTATGCCAACTCCAGTTGGCGGTGTCAAGACTTTTTTAAAGGAGGGTTCTATGCTTTCTGCAGAGTATCAATACTCAGTATCGGAGGCTTATCTCTTAGTGTGGTTTAGCTAACGTTTGCTATATAATAGGAGTGTAGCACAGTTCAGTTTTTCTTGTCAAGCCCCCATTTTTTCTCCTAAGCCCTTGAAATCATTGTAGACCAAAATTATTTTTAGCTGTTTTCATCTTTTTTATTTTGGTCTAGGGCGCGTTCTAAAAAATGGCGGGGGAGCTTACGCTTCGCCCACGCCCCACCCCCAGCTGACCCAATGAGGGTACTTCATTCCCCTGCAATATCAACTACTTACGTGTCAAGGTGTATTCGGAGGGCCTGTCATACAGCATGCAAGCGGCGTGCCGTCATACATTAGGGCGTTTGGCATGGTTTTTGCGTGTCATACACGGCAGTAAGCGTGCCAAGGGCAATGTTTATGCCAGTTTATAGTGTCTAGGGCGTGATAAGCATAGCAGGCTTGTAGACAGCTGACTAGGTGTCAGAACCGTTCCCGCATATTGTTGTAAGCTTTGGCGTATTGCAAAGGCGCATTACTAATAATATCAGGGGCTTCTTAGATTAGCGTGACTGGCATGTCGCGTGCATTATAGATTAATAAGATTTTAGTCGTGGTCCTTCTCTAAACTGAGGCGTTCGCAGGGTATTAGTAAGCGGGCGCCTCGAAACCGTGGAGTTATACCATGCGTATTCGTATTAAAGATGCTGAATTGTATGTCGGAATGTCGGCTCGTTGGCCGTGGACTAAGATTGAATTGTCGCGTTCTTACCATCATTATAGCGGCTATAGAGCTATGACCTTTGTTTGGGGAAAGTTTATCATTTCCCTAGATTATACGCGTTATACCCGAGAATTGACGCTTTGCGGTTATTGTAACGAGCCAGTCTCCCGAGTAGGTGAGGATGCTCTTGACTGGTGTGAATCGTGCCAGTGCGTTGAGGGGAATACCTATAGCGAATTGGAGTATGTTTATGAACAAAAGTGAAGTAACCGTTCTTAAGGAAATTAGTATTGAACTAGAGAGCGCATTTAAGGCTATCCTAGATGATTCTGCGCCTACTAATAGAGGATTGGCCTTAACTGGAGTGGCACGGGCCTTAGGTAAATTAGATTTTTTACTTAATAAAGTTATTAACAAAGGAGAAACAAAATGAATAACTCAAATGCCGTTGAATTGCCATTAGCAGCGTTGGCAGAGGCTCCCGAAGAAGGACTCTCAAATCGCTATGCCTTCATCCCTACAATGCGTGTTATAAACGTATTGCAGAACGAGGGGTGGTCCATTGTTAAGGCAGCTGCAAAGCGCTCGCGAACGACCAACCCCAACTTTACGCAGCATCTAATTGAATTCGAGCATACCGAGTTAAAGAGCGTATCAAACGATACTAATCTTAGGATATTATTAAAGAATTCGCATAATGGTATGTCGAGTTTTCAATTCCTCTTAGGGCTATATCGCATTGTATGTTCAAACGGATTAGTTGTAAGCAAAGGTACTGCGCAGTCTTATAGCGTTCGACATGTCGGCTATACTGACGGCAAAGTCGCAGCTGCTCTAAGAGCTATAACGGCCAAAGCGCCTATGGTTTCTAATCAAATTGAGTCTATGCAAAATACCACGGCCGACGATGCAATTGCGTGGCACTATGCGGCTACTGTATTGCATGATTTGGACATTCAAGTCAACCAATATAATATCAATCAGTTAACTAACGAGAATCATAGAGCCGCTGATAATGTTCCAAATGTCTGGACATTGTATAACCGAGTTCAGGAACGAATTCTTAAGGGCAAGGTTTACGTGAACACTGATTCTATCGGCGGTATGCGTAAGCTTAGAGCTATTAAAAGCATTGACAGGCAAATAGCAGTCAATCAGAGGCTCTGGGACCTGGCAGTTAACTATACTCAAGTGCGTTAAGCCTTGAGAGCATACACAAAGCAGAGGCTTGGTTATCACATTACAAGCCTCTGCCTTAACTTGGAGTTACTAAACATTAAGGAGTAATATTATGGGATATACACATTATTGGAGATTTAGGGATATTGAGACGGGCGACAAGGTTAAGGTGCTCGAAGCCTATAAGAAGGCCTGCCTAGATATTGCACGTATTGCGCATTCCTGGAATGCTGAATGCGCAGACTTTGAACGCTTGTCTGGTTTTACGGCACACGCGAAGTCCGGCCTGTATTCCGGCGTTCAATTAAACGGTGAGGGCCCTGAAGCGCAGTGGCCAGGAAATTGCATCTAAGTTAAGTAAACGCAAAGCATAATAAATAGGAGCTACTCAATATGGAATTACTTACTAGAAATTCTAAAATTAAAAAGTCTAAACGGCGCACGTTTAACTTTGGCATACCGGCATACCGCTCTGCTAATGGCTTTAAGACATGCCCGAATGCGGCGGCCTGCGCTATCGGATGCTATGCTACAATGGGGGCATATCGGTTCTCCAATGTTGCGCGGGTATTCGAGGAACGCTTAACGGCTACTCAAAGCCCTGACTTTGAGGCCCGCATGATTGAGGAAATTGTTTCTAAACGAGCTGAAAGAATACGCATCCATGATTCTGGAGATTTTTACTCACTCGAGTACGCACAACGTTGGATTAGTATAATGAACGCGCTGCCTAACGTTGAATTCTACGCCTATATTAAGATGGTTTCTCTCTTTGAGGGCCTTAAAAAAGACGGCAAAGTGCCTTCTAACTTTAGGCTAATTTACTCTTACGGCGGTACTCAAGATAAACTGATTCAACCTGCTATTCAGGCGCATAGTCGTGTATTTAGCTCGCTTAAAGAGTTAAGAGCAGCGGGCTATGCCGATGTGAGTAAGCAAGACGACAAGGCCTTAACAAACGACAAAGTGGGGCTGGTATACCATGGCGGAAAGTCATACAGCAATACCAATTGGAGTAAGGTAAAATAACTATGAGTATCGCTAAGTTACAAGACTTTAAGAATTGGCTAATTGCAATTGCAGACAGCGAAACCGATGAGGAATATCAAGCGATTCTGCAATACTTTATCACTCAAGTGGATGAGGAAATTAACTATGCTGAAAAAAATAGCAATTAGATTTCTGCCCTGCAGTACAGAGACGCTTCATTTTACAGAAACACTGTTAGAAGGCATTGATGGCTTTTGTTTACGATCGGCGCTGCCGGATAGAACGATAGAAAAGCCTCTAAATAGCCTTCAGGCTTTGCTTTGGGCTAAGCGTTATCACTCAAGTGCCGTGAGGGCTTTAAAGGAATCCATCGAAGCGAGGGCTTCTGAAAAATTGGAGTGTTTATGAGTAAGTCACAGGTATTTAAAGTTAGACAAAGTCAAAAACCTAAATCAGTTAGCCTGCGTAAACAGCTTGTAAAGTATTGGGCTAAACAAATTGTCAATGCTGCGCAACTCCCTCCAAGCAATTTAGGCTCTTCAGGGCTGGTATGGGAAATGCATTATAAATCGGCGTATAATACGATTTATTTTAAACGCGGTACTTACCTAGGTGTACTTAAAAAGGGAAGTGAAAAATGAGAAATATTAAAGGGTTTACGCTATTGGAAGTCATGGCCGCCGTTACCGTTTTGGGCTTAATTGGCTATTATTTCAATAGCTCAATTTTAATTAGCCTCAAACTTGCTAAGAAAAAGCAGGACGCGTTACAGGCTAGTATTACGCAAGCGGCTGCTCTTAAGGCAGCTCTTGATCAATATTTCGCCAGTAACCCAGACCGAAAAGTTATAATAAATTCGGCATGCACTCAAATTGACGGCCAGTATTATGGAAAGAAAGTTGACGGGGATACTGTACGCATTTATGACGATGGAGCGGGCTGCGGGCACACTTTGGGCACACTTAACCGTGTAAGTAATCCAAATTGGGTTAATGACGCAAGCAATTCATTATGGGTTGTGTACTCGTATTCTGGGGAGTTAAAGGTATTGGTATTTAAACTCAATATTTTTAATTAATTATGAGACTAATTATTAAGACTTTAGGAGCGATAATTGTAATAATTGGGCTGCTCGTTTACGTTGCGGCTCCAAGAAAAAATGAGGATTAGTGTTATGAAACTTAAAAAAATCAAAAAACCAAAATTAACCATTATTACAATGGCCGATATTCGTTCTTTTGGTCCTTGTTACGATCCAATCAAGTATATTCCTGAGTCCTGGAAAGGCACGGCAATCGACATTTTGAAAATGAAAAACGTGCCTTCTAGAGACAAAGTATGGGTGGTTTGTCGTGAGAAGTTTCTTGACGCGGGCCTTATACGATGTTTTGCAGTTGCACAAGCCAAGACTTGTAGAAAGCAAATAAAAGCTGGTAATAAAAAAGAATTTGATCGCATTTTGCGAGTTTGTTTGCGGTTTGTTAATGGAAAAGCGACCCAAGATGAATTGTATGCTGCCCGGGCTGCTGCCGAGTCTTCTGCCGAGTTTGCTGCCGAGTCTGCTGCCTGGTCTGCTGCCCGGGCTGCTGTCTGGTCTGTTGCCGTCAAGATGCTTTTGAAAATGGTTAGAGAGTACTAT